ATTAAAAAACGATGCAGCCCTGCCGTCCGCGATGGATAGCAGGGCTTTTTAAAAGTTACGGACCAGCGATGGAATCGCTGGGGACGGGGGCGCAAAGGGGTTAAGGCTTTTTTTACCTTTTTACCTTTTTACTTTTAAGAGATGAGCCAGCCGAGAAGGATAACGAGGAAACATCTCACCACATCTTCCCACTCGAAACATGGCAGGGGATATACCTTATATTGCCAAATCTTCTCTCATAATTTAGTATCTTTCCCATAATCATGCACAGATTTTACGTTCTAAATTGAGGCGACTGATAAACATGTCAAAAAATCCGTATATATAAAACATTGCTGTTATTATCATTACGGTAAAGCAAGAATCAATCATATCTTTAGTTGTATACCAACTCCATTCCACGATATGAGACGCATTCACACCAAAAAAATAGCGTTAGAACGGCTTTCTTGCCAAATTCTAACGCTATTCCTATATCTACTTATCAGTGTTTATCCTATCACAACATCAAGGGTCTCCATATCAGCGAACTTCAAGCCGCAATCCTTAGCAGCCTTGAAAAGCTCTTTCTCATCAACTGCCTCGATGTCTACCTCTACCTCCTTGTCGGCAAGTTCCTTGAAATACTTCTCGGTCTTCTGCTTCTGATTGAAGAAGTACTCATTGACCTCCGCAAACTTGGCTGAATCGTCCTTGTTATATTCGTAGCCCTCATCGGCGTGTTTCTGCTCTAGCTGCTGGCACTCCTGGAGCTTGCGCTGCATCTCCTCGAACTTATCGTCCTTCAAGCTCTGCTGCGCTTCCTCCACATCCTTGTCGTAGGTATCGGCTACGTGGCGCAGAGCCTTCATATTCTTCCAAACTCGCATAGCGGCATCATCACTCATTGATGATGTCTTCAATGCCTTCAATGTTCTGTAGGCTGCAACAGCCTCGATTGTCTTAATCTTTTTCATAATTGTTTCTTTATTTTTATGTTATACAATATTCTTCTCCAGATTGCCATAGCAGAATACCTTTCCTATTAACAGTGCAAAGTTAAGAAAATAATTCCGAATAGCAATGCAGGAGGAGCAAAAATTACGAATTTAAAATTAACTTCCCCATGTTGGATAATCACTAGGTCGCAACGTGTCTGCTTTCTCGGTGAGAACGTAAACCACAAATACGTTTCTAGCACATTTATTATATTAAGAACATCTACGTTTTAACGCATAATATAACTACCTCCTGGAGGAACTTGTTTCCATCCACCATCTATATTAATTTCAAAAGATAATTGACACATTTGTCCATAATATCCTCCTTCATAAATATTATCAAATCTTATATATACTTCAACATAATCTGTTCTATCACCTTTAGGAATAGTTACAGAGCCTGTATCTTGACCAGAGCTATTAGATACATAACCTCTTCCGTATGTTGTCTTATTATTACCATACTTACAAACGCTTCTAAATATACCATCATTAACTGTAAATGTAGCATCAGGAAGTTTATATATTCTAGCTTTACAAATACAAGTAGCACCAACTAATTGTCTCAACGATGAGAAATCAACAAAACCACTAGAACCACTTTTAATACTTTCCATATTAATTTGTCTAGGATAATATTTAAAACTAATAGCACCCGGAGGAGATATAAAAATTATTTTTGTATTATCATATAAAGTTGCATTACGAGTATATGCTAAAAAAGGTACAATAGTAACATCTTTATCATTACCTACATCAAAAGTTATTTCTCTACTTGCATATATAAAATCTGTTGGTTTTTCGCAATTACCAACATAATAATTTTTATAAATCTTATCAGTATTATTATATGGCGAATCATAACAAATTTGAATCCAAAAAGACCAAGCTAAATACAAATCGGTAATTATATCTTCCATAGTAACATTTGTATTATCATCCACATTTGTATTCTTATATAGAACACAATTAAATTTAGGAGTTGAAGAATAATAAACTTCAACATTAAATAACGTAGGAATAGAAGATTGGAACATATTACTTATTGCTTTACTATTATAGTTTCTAAAATCACCTAATCTATAAGGAGAATTAGCACCACCTTTTGGAAAATGTTTTCCTGAAGCATATACAGTATGCGAATTAGTACTTGCATCTTTATCAATACCTCTAACTCCATATACATTATCAATATAAAGTTCTTTACATGCTTCAATAGCAAAACCTTCTCCACCATAATTATAACGTAAGTTCTTATAAGTATCCATAGGTATATTCATACCACAACGAACAACACAAGTATATTTATTATATGAAGATGTTACTATTTCCTCAGAGTCTTCTCTAATAGGATATTCTTTAAATTCACCTTTACAACTAATAGGTTTATACTTACTCCATATATTTATATTTTCACTCTTACAAAGAGTAGCAAGGTCATTGCTACTCTCTCCAAGAGCTTGTTTAACATCATCAATGCTAACAGGAGCACTAATAATTCCACTATCACTATTGTAAGACATAATCTTTATTTTTTTTAATATTCAACTTCAGTTCCTTATTCTGTTACAATTTCTTTAGTAACAACTCGCTCTACTGTTACATTGAACACTTTCGCAAGTCATAAGATAAATCGTTCCATACGCTTAATCTTTAGAACTTAAAACACTAGGCAAGGCAGCTCTATAAGAGCCACCCTGCGTTAATACTCACGATACTTACTCTGCTGCCTCGCTTGCCATATTAGCGGCGATAGCGGAATTAACCTCCTTAATCAATGCTGATACCTCACTGAGCTTGCTCTGAGGAACACCGCTGATGTTGTAGGTCAGTTCGCTGCCGTTGGAGCTAGCGTTGGCATTGCCGAGATAATTACCATTTGGGTCACCATAGATACTCATATTGATGCTCTCAATGTTGCCACCCGTCTTGTCAACATTGTAGGTGATTTCTACTCGATAGCCGCCCTTGGTATAAGTGGCAGCTGTCTGTTCACTTTTCTTGTTAATCTTTAAATTCTCCATTTTCTAATCTAATTTAATGAATTAATATTCTTGTTATCTAATCTCCTCTTGTTGCAGTCTTCCTTATCTCCACTCAATCGCTGAACCTCTGATTCGAGGAAGACCACCCGAGCCTTCAATCTGCTGACCTCATCGCCCACCTGCTCGATAGCACCGAATGCCGTTGCAATCAGCTTCGGAGACCAGTAGTTTATCTTGTAGTAGCCCTTCTCGTCAGTCTCCACGATGTCCTTTAAGTGAGGGTTGCACAAGACGTGTTGGGCAATCCAACCGATAGACCTTGTGTTGTCCTTCTTCCAAGCAAAGCCATAAGTGCCACCCATCGCCTTGATGATACCCAAGTAGTCCAGCTTCCGCAAATCCTGCTTCAAGCGGATGTCAGAAGATTGATAAGCTGTAACTCCACCTTTAGCAAGAATACTATTAGGGAAGTAAGTATTCATATTATAATCATAATTATATATATGACCAGTAGTACTAATTGTATATCTGTCATTAGGATACCTATATTTAGTTAAAGCTAAAGCTCTAATTTTAGCAACAATACCATTACGTAAATTAGTATTATTGCTAGGATGACTAAATACTAATCTTACATAACGATATGTATCATTACCAACATTTACACCTAAAGGACCAACACAAATATCACATTTGTGTGCCCATCCATGCATTATTTTAGAAACATATTCTGTATAACCACCGGTACTACTTCCAAAATATACTTGGCATTTTATATCAACTCCATTATTTACATCAACACTTATCCAACTAAGTTCTTGATATATTTCATCAGGAATCTTAACAGTAACTCTAAGTTGATTTTTCTTTATTTGAGTAAGTTTATCAGCATCAGTATTACCAAGAAGATTATTACACCCTAAATAATAATTATTTGCGTTAACATTATCGTTTACAAGATTAAATGCATTTTCAGGATTTCCAGGATACACATTCCAAGTAGCACCATTATCCATCGAATATTCTACTTGTATATTTCCCATAGGAATACCGTTAAACATATTAGTAACATTAGCAGCAATACTACCATCCCAATTTTGTAATGACGTACCATATGCATTTGAATCAGCAGTTGTAAACATTATACCTCTAGCAGTAAGCATATTGTTAACTTTAACTGGACCATTAAATGTAGCACCGCTGTTAATATTAATACTATTAAAATAAGCATTACCGTCTTGTCTTATAGACCAAAGACTAGAATTAGTTTGACTACATATATCTTGAGTACATACCCAACCAGAATTATTAGCATTACCTAAATATAAATTACCACCACTACCTCCAATTCTAGCTCCACTATCAGGAGTTATAGTTGTAATACCTGCAAGTCTAAGTGTACCATTACTTTGTGCATTATTAGCTTTAAACACAGAACCATCAGCTATACCAAGATAAATAGTTTTATTAGAATGAGTATATTTAAGTCCAGCCCATTGATTCCAGTCCCAAGCAGTTTCACCAAAACGAATAGCCTTACCAGTATTGAATATTACTTGACCTTCAAGAGCACTAATCCAAGCAGGACCAGCATCATTATTTAATATGATAGCTTTATTTTGACCTTTACTTCTAATAGTAGCAGATGAATAAATATCACCAGCAACATGAAGTTTATAAGAAGGGTCTACTCCAATACCTACATTATGATTTGCTAATATATTTATAGCATCTATTTGACTACTATTATATTCTCCAGCATATAAAACAAGTTTATATTTAGATACAATATGAAACCGTTTACTTACTTTAGATATAATATGAGGGTCATCTGAACCACTATTAGTTATTGTTAGAGTACCATCAATATTTCCAGTACCATCAAAACTTTGACCCCAAATAGTTCTAGGAGTTTGAAGTTTAGTTGCAGAATTAGCATGACTTACAGTACAAGTATCTATACCGCTAACCGTACCTTGGTACGCAACATTATACAAAGCGGTGGCGGCAGCAGACAAACTAGTATAAGCCTCCGTGTTATAAGTTGAATTAATCAAACCGAAGCTATTATTTATGCTACCACGTGAATCTTGTATAACACGAATCACAGTTCCTTGATTTGCACCTGTAGTTTTGAGGAACACATCAACATAGGCATTTTTCAGATGTATGTAATATCCTGCTTGAATGCTATCGGTAGCATACCCTTGGCGTATTAACCAACGTAGGGAAACACCACCTCCTGCGGTATCGCTATTTGCTATATCATTAGTTCTAAATTCCACTCTACACAAACCGAAGTTTCCACCATGATATCCTTGTCTGAT